CTTGTTCCCCTGCGCGCCCCGCGCTGGCCGCTGGCTCCGTGGCCATTGAACATCATCGCCGCCGCGGTCGACGGCTATTACGAGGCGTTTTTCGCCGTGCTGATCCCCCCCGGGCGCAAGTAATGGACGCGCTCCGCAAGGCCTCGCGCATCAAGGCCGTGCATGCCGCGTGCCGGGCGCAGGGCATCGACGACGATACGCGCCACGCGCTGCAGGAGCAGATCACCGGCAAGGCCAGCCTCAAGGACATGACCGCTTTCGACCTCGACAGCGTGCTCAATCACCTCAATCGCAACGGGGCGGCCAAGCCGAACGCCTGGGGCTTCGTCTTCAAGCTGCCCGCCGAACGCCGCGAGCTGTGCAAGAAGATCTTCCGCCTCGCCGAGCGGGTCGGCGCCGCGCAGACGCCGCCGGTCGGGGCCATGAGCAAGCGCTACATCGAGGGCATCGCCGAGCGCATGCTCGGCGCCGATACCGTCCTCGAGTTCTGCGACGCGGCAACGCTGCTCAAGATCGTTCAGGCGCTCGAAATCCACTGCAAGCGGAACGGGATATAGCATGAGCCTGCCGGCCGTCGTTCAGGAGATCGTCGGAATCATCGGCCACGGGCCGGCGATGGAACTGGTGCGGGCCTTCGGCGGGCAGGAACTGCGCGTCCCGAAGACCGACGCCAGCGATACCTGGGCGGCGCTGGTCGAGATCATCGGCGAACCTCTGACCCGGGCGCTGGCGGCCGCATTCGGCGGCGAGCCGGTCTACATCGCCCTGTGCGACCGCGCGCTGCGCCACGACCGCAACCGCAAAATGATTGCGCAGTACGAAAAGCTGCTGGACCAGGGCCACAGCAGCCGCGGCGCCGTATCGGTGCTGGTCCGCGAGTTCCGGCCGATCAGCAACAGGCAGGTCGAGAAGATCGTGAACTCACCGCTGCCCGAGGCGTCCGGGGTGGCGGTACAGGCGGTGTTGTTTTGATGCACAATCGCGATCATGAAAGGGCGGAAAATGACTTTTGACGAATGGATTGAAACGCAAGAGCCGGGGATTGCCGCTTGCGACCACCTGGAGTTCGGGCGAAAGGTCTGGCGCGCTGCTCAGAATACGGAACGTGAACGCTGCGCGGAAATAGCCGAAGCGATGGCGAACGAGTGCGACTCAACGGCCTATGCCGACCAGGTTGCCGCTGGGCTTGCGGAGGAGATTGCAAAACGAATTCGCGATCCAGAAGACGACAAAGATAAACAAGAATTATCGCTCGAGTGCGCGGTTACTAAATACTGGCGCCACTACTACATGGAAGACCACTGCACGTTGTGCGGAAACCATGGTTTGATTGATACACGAGGAACAAAAACAATGGCCGGCGTCGCTGTCGGTCGGGTTAATTACTGTATTTGCCCGAACGGTCAGGCGCTAAGAGCAGGCAATGCCAAGATTCCGGACGCGAAGTAGCGCGCTGCGGTGTAATCGCCACAACCTGACCATTTAGCACACCCCAGCCCCGCCCCGCGCGGGGCTTTTCATTGGGGCTTGCCGAAACCCGTCCCCCTGACCGCCCCTCGCGCGCCCGCGTAGCCTTGCCGCATGGCCTGCTCTGACTGCGTGCACTACCTCCCTTCGATGAAAGCCAATGCCCCGCGCCCCGGGCTGGTCGGCTACGGCTACTGCAATGCCGCGCCGACCGCGTTGCTGCGCGCCCGCTTCTTCCAAGAATCGCAGGCTGAATGCTGGCTCACCCCCTCCTCGTTCGAAAAGGAGCACCGCCCATGAGATTCCGACTCTCGCCAGCCGGCTGGTTCTGGCTGGTTTATCTCGCTCTCATCGCCGCCTTCTGCCTCATCGCCTGGCGCTTCTTCAACGTGGCATGGGGCTCCTTGTGACCGGAAAGCCCCACCTGAGCAAGGCCAAGCTTCTCGAATGGCGGATGCACCGCGCCGAGCAGTTCATGGCCCACCTGAAGGAGCGCATCGAGCGCCTGGAGGAGCCCCGGGCCCCGTTGAATCCCGCTGCCCCGCAGGCACCCATGGCCACGGCCCCCGGCGACAACCTGTTCGATTTTCTCACCGCGCCGGCCGCCGTGGCCAGCCACAACCAAGGAGACGACTGATGAACCTTCACACGAATACCCGCCAGACGGGCGCCAAGGACGTTGTCGGCCTGTTTCTCGGGCTGATCTTCGCCATGCTCGCGACCCTGGCGTTATCCGGCTGCGCCAGTACGGGAGCCCCAGGCCCCGCAGAGCAACGCGGCCCGACGCTCGCCGAGATCCGCGATACCGCCTGTCCGATCGCCCTGGGCGTCATCATCGGCCTGCAGGTCAGCCCGGACATCGACGCCGCGACCAAGGCCAAGCTGCACGAGATCGAGCCGGTCATCGACACCGCCTGCGCCGCGACTTCCGGCCTGACTGACCTGCGCGCGATGTCGGACATCGCCTTCCCGGTCATCCTCAAGCTGCTCGCCGAATCCGACATGACCCCCGAGCAGAAGCAGACGACAGTGATCGCCATCACCACGGCGCGCCTGATCATCCTTAACTACCGCCAGTATCAACTGCCGGCGCCCGGTGCTCCATGAAAAACTACGACGACGTCCTCGGCAATGAACGCTGCCGCGCCTTCCTGGCCTTGATCCGCAAGGCGGAGGGCGCCGGTTATTCCACCCTGTTCGGCGGCGGCACCTTCGCCGGCTTCGCCGACCACCCGCGCCAGCGCATTTCGCGCCCCCTCGGCGGGCGCCTGCTGACCAGCACCGCCGCCGGCGCCTATCAGTTCCTTTCCCGCACCTGGGATGAATGCTCCGCCGCCTGCGGGCTCAAGGACTTCTCCCCGGCCAGCCAGGACACCGCCGCGCTCTTTCTGATCGACCGCCGCGAGGCGCTCGAGGACGTGCTCGCCGGCGACTGGCCGGCGGCCATCGGAAAATGCAACAAGGAATGGGCGAGCCTGCCCGGCAGCCCCTACGGCCAGCCGACGCGCCCGATCACCGAATGCCTCGCCTTCCTCGACCGCGCCGCGCCCAATGGCCCCACAAAGGCCAAGACGCCGGTCGAGAGAGGTGTCGGCATCGCGCCGCTGGCGGCACTGTCGCCTGTCGGCCGCGTTCTGGTGCTGCCCGCCTTCCTGCGCGCACTCAAATCCGGAGAGGAGTTGGCCAATGCCGCTACCTGGAAAAACCGCCAGAGCTTGGTCAACGCCGTTGCCGCGCTGGCCCTCGCCGGCGCCGAGATCGCCCGCGCCTACGGCTACCCGGTCCCGTTCGCCGATGACCAGATCACTGCCGTTGCTGGTGTCGTTGTTGTGCTCCTGTTCAACCTCTGGGCCACCTTCGCCACCTCCGGGCGCGTCGGTCTGCCGGCCGGCGCTCCAGTTGTGGGCGCCGAAGGGACTGCCGCCGCCGGTGCTGGAGGAGTGGCGGGAGACGCAGCCCCTGCATACCGGCCTGCCGATGCCGATGATCCGCTGCCCGTTCTGACCGACGCCCCGCGGCCCTATCCCAGGACCACGCTGCCGTGACCGACAAGTTCGACCGCGCCACCGAGATCGGGGAAGCCCTGCGCGAGGATGCGATACAGGCGCAGCGCCGCCGCGCCAACCTCGACGGCAAGACGGCCGCCGACAGCGCATTCGAGTGCTCGCTCTGTGACGAGCCGATCCCCGAGGCCCGGCGCCAGGCTCTGCCCGGAGTCCATACCTGCATCGACTGCCAGGAGCTCATCGAGCGCAGTTTCATGTTCACCGATCTGGGCGAAACATGAACCTCACCCTCGACCTCTGGCAGATGATCACGCTGCTGCTCGCCTTCTTCGGGAGCGTTGCCGGCTTTGGCAAGTTGCTTCTTGACCAGTTCGAGAAGCGCCAGGCAGAACGCTTCGAGGCGCACGATATGGCCCGCTCCGAGGGGCAAAGGGCGATGCGGGAAATATTCGAACAGCACCTGTCCGAAGAACGCCGTAACGCCAATTCAATGCAGGCGCTCGAGCGCGACTTCCTGAACTGGAAAGCGGATATGCCTATCCACTACGTGCGCCGCGAGGACTATGTGCGCGGGCAGGTGATCATCGAGGCCAAGCTCGACGCCCTCTACAACAAGCTCGAAGTCGTACATCTGAAAGGGGCCGTCAATGCCTGATCTGCAAAGAATCCGCCGCGAGGGAATGCGCTGGCAGATCCTCAACACGCTCAACAAGGCGCGTCCGTACACCACCGCCGAGACCTTCATCGCCGACGTGCTGCGCGCGATCTACCCCGACGCGACGGCGCACGAGGTCCGCCGCGAGCTGGACTACCTGGCCGATCGCGACCTGATCGAGATCAACAAGGCGCCGCATGGCGCCTGGTTCGCCGACATCACGCGCGACGGCGTCGACGTCGCCGAATACACGGTCGAGTGCAGCGCCGGCATCGACCGCCCGCTCAAGCTCTGGGAAGACTGAAGTGGGTCGCGCATCGACCATCACCGCGCTTCCCCAGGACGTCCGCCGCTGGCTTGAACGGGCGCTGTGCGAGCAGGGATTCGCCGGGTACGAGGCGCTGGAAGCAATGATGCGCGAAAAGGGTTTTGCCCTGAGCAAATCCGCCATCCACCGCTATGGCCAGACGATCGAGCGCCGCATGTCGGCAATCAAGGCGAGCACCGAGGCCGCGAAGATGATTGTCGATGCGGCGGGAGACGACCAGGATGCGCGCTCCGAAAGCGTCATTGCGCTGGTGCAGACAGAGATGTTCGACTCGATCATCGCCATCCAGGAGGCCGGCGACGAGGAGCTGACCCCGTCCGAACGGCTCGAACTGATGAGCAAGGCAGCCAAGAACATCGCCACGCTGACCGGTGCGTCGATCCGCCAGAAGCAGTTCAAGAGCACGGTACAGGCCAGGGCCACGGAAGTGGCGGACAAGGCGGCGAAACTGGCGAGCAAGGGCGGGCTGTCCGCCGATGCCGTGGCGGAAATCCGCCGCTCGATCCTCGGGATTGCGGCATGAGCATTACGACGGGGCCTCAGGCTCAAAACCCGCTCCTCGACGCACCACCGGCCACCGCCGATAACGCGCCGCCGCCGGTTCTGCTGCCCTACCAGCAACGCTGGATCGCCGACGAGTCGCAGCTCAAGATTGCCGAAAAGTCGCGGCGCATCGGCCTGACATGGGGCGAAGCCGCCGACGACGTGCTGATCGCCTCGAAGGCGGACGGCAGCAACGTCTTCTATATCTCCGCGACCGAGGACATGGCCATCGAGTACGTCGAGGCCTGCGCCATGTGGGCGCGCGCCTTCGACATGGCGGCCGGAGAGATCGAGGAAGGCATCTTCCACGACGACGGCGACAAGGCGATCAAGACCTACAAGATCGATTTCCCGAAGTCCGGCAAGCGCATCGTCGCGCTGTCTTCGCGCCCCGCCAACCTGCGCGGCAAGCAGGGCGTCATCGTCATCGACGAGGCGGCGTTCGCGCCGGACCTTCCCGGGCTGATCAAGGCCGCCATGGCGATGCTGATGTGGGGCGACAAGGTGCGCATCATCAGCACCCACGACGGCGACGACAACGCCTTCAACGAGTTGATCCAGGACGTGCGGGCCGGCAAGCGCAAGGGGAAAGTGCACCGCATCACCTTCGCCGACGCGGTTTCCGAGGGATTGTTCCGCCGCGTCTGCCTGCGCCGTGGCGCCGAGTGGACTCAGTCCGCTGAAGACGCCTGGGTGGCGGATGTGCGCAGCTTCTACGCCGAAGACGCCGATGAGGAGCTGGACGTGATCCCGGCGCGCGGCGGCGGCACCTATCTGCCGCTGGCGCTGATCGAGTCGCGCATGGCGCCCGAGGTGCCGATCGTCCGCAACCGCTGGGTGCCGGCGTTTTCCCTGGTGCCGGAAGCGATCCGCGCCCGCGAGGTCGCGGAGTGGTGCGCCGAACACCTGGCCCCGGTGCTGGCCGATCTGGACAAGTTCCGCCCGCATGGCTTCGGCTTCGACTTCGCGCGGGTCGGCGATCTTTCGGTATTGACCGCGCTGGCAGAGGGCAGCGACACCATCAACCGGCCGTGCCTGGTCGTCGAGCTGGCCGGATGCCCGTACAAGCAGCAGGAGCAGATCCTCGATTTCATCATCGACCGGCTGCCGCGCTTCCGTTTCGGCGCCCTCGACGCCAACGGCAACGGCGGACAACTCGCCGAGCACGCGGCCGATCATTACGGCCACGACAGGATCGAGCAGGTACACCTTTCAGAAAAATTCTACATGGAGCAGATGCCCCGGCTGAAGGCGCACCTCGAAGATGCCACGCTCGACGGCCTGCCGATGGACGATCAGTGCCGCGACGACCTGCGGGCGATCAAGAAGATCAACGGCATCCCGAAGATTCCAAAGGCGAAGACGCAAACGTCAGACGGCCGCAAGTTGCAGCGCCACGGCGACTTCGCCATTTCGCTGCTGCTCGCCGATTACGCCATGCGCGTCGATATCGAAGGCGTATGCACCGGCTTCGAATCGCTCTCCCGCCATCCATCCGCCGGCAGCCGCGACGACGACTACGGCGAAATCTTCCGGCGCATGTTTTAAGGGGCCACCATGGCAACCATCCTCGACCAATTCGGCAATCCGATCGAACTCTCGGCGATCGCCGAGCCGCAAACCAGCCGCGTCGCCAGCCTGGCTAATATGTACCTGGAAAGCCAGCTCGGCGGCCTGACCCCGGCGCGCGCGGCGCGCATCCTGCAGGAGGCAGACGCCGGCGACATCCTTGCCCAGCACCAGTTGTTTGACGACATGCTCGACCGCGACGCCCACCTCGAATGCGAATTCGGCAAGCGCAAGGGCGCGTTGCTGACGCTCGACTGGTCAATCAAACCGCCGGCCAACGCCAGCGCCGCCGAGAAGGCGACGGCGGCATGGGTCGAGGAGATCCTGCGCGACGTGGCCGATGACCTTGAAGACGTGATCCTGTCGATGATGGACGCCGTCGGCCACGGCTTTTCTCCCATTGAGATCGAATGGGAGCGCTACGGCGGCGAGTGGCTGCCGAAGTTCCACCCGCGCCCGCAGACGTGGTTCCGCCTATCGCACGACCGCCGCGCGCTGCGCCTCAACGACGGTAGCGCAGAAGGCGCCGCGCCGATCCCGTTCGGCTGGATCATGCACGAGCACCGCAAGGCCAAGACCGGCTACCTGGCGCGCATGGGGCTGTGCCGCGTGCTGGTCTGGCCGTTCATCTACAAGGCCTATTCCATCGGCGACCTCGCCGAATTCCTGGAAACCTACGGCCTGCCCATCATCCTCGGAAAATATTACCAGGGCGCGACACCGGACGAGAAATCCAGCCTGATGCGCGCGGTGACGGCGCTCGGGCACGACGCCCGCGCCATCATGCCGAAGGAAATGGAACTGGAGATCCAGAAGGTGACCGGCGCCGGCGACAGCGCCCCGCACCTTTCAATGGTCGATTGGGCTGAACGCGCGGAGTCAAAGGCGATCCTTGGCCAGGTGCTTTCCGCCGAGGCGAAGGCCACCGGCATGGGGTCGGGCGTCGCCGATCTGCAGGGCGAGGTGCGCGACGATATCCAGACCGCCGATGCCCGCCAGATCTCCGGGACGCTGACGCGCGACCTCGTCTATCCGCTGATCGCCCTCAACAAGCCGGGCGTCGACGGCCTGCGCCGCTGCCCGCGCTGGGTGTTCGACCTGGGCGAAGCCGACGACCTGGCGCTTTACGCCGACGCGCTGCCCAAGCTGGCGCAGGGCGGGGCGCGCATCCCGGTGACGTGGGTCCATGAAAAGCTGCGGATTCCCGAGGCGGCAGAGACCGAGGCCGTCTTCGGCGCGCCGCCGGCCGCCCCGGAGGTTCCGGCGGCAACTCCCGGTAACCCGGAAAACCTGAATTTGCCAGTGCAAACCCCGGGCTCCGTGGCCGCGCTCAAGGCGCAGCCGGCAGGAGCCCCAGGCCCCGTTGCCGACGCTCCCGACACAGCAAACCACATGACCCTCGCCCTGGCCGAAGCGGCCGACGCGCAGGTGGCGCTCTGGGTCGATGACATCCGCGCCATGCTCGATTCCGCCGACAGCCTCGAACAGTTCCGCGAGCAGCTTCTGGCGCGTTATTCCGAGCTGCCGTCGGACGACCTGGTAACGGTCATGGCCGCCGCGCTTTCCGCAATCGACTTGCGCGGGCGGGCGGAAGTATTGGCGGGGCGCTGATGCTGCGCCTGCGCTTCGCCTTTGATGTCGAGTTCGACAGCCAGCAGACAGCCATGGCCTATGCCGTGGCCCTCGCCTTCGCCTTGCCCGGCGCTCAGCGCAACGCCATCGATGTATCGGAAGCCGACGGCGCCAGCATCCGGCGCGGGGCGGTCGATGTGACTCCCGCGCCCGCGGCCGGCGGCAATGGCTGAACCGCCTCTCACCGGCGGCTTTGACCTGCCGTTCGCCGAGCAGGCGGATTTCTTCCGGAAAAAGCTCAACCTGCCAACCGAGCGCTGGGACGACATCTGGCAATCGGCGCACGACCGCTCTTTTGTCGTCGCCGGCGCCATGAAGGCCGACCTGCTCGACGAATTGCGCCAGGCGGTCGACAAGGCGATCACCAAAGGCTCCACGCTGGAAACCTTCCGCAAGGAATTCCGCGACATCACCGACCGCCTCGGCTGGCCGGGCAAGGCCGGTCAGGGCACGCTCGCCGGGTTCAACTGGCGGACGAAGGTCATCTATGAGACCAACCTGCGCGCCAGCTATGCCGCCGGCCGCTGGGCGCAACTCAACGACCCCGGTTTGCAAAAGCTGATGCCGTACTGGCGCTACGTGCACAATGAAAGCGTCCTGCACCCGCGCCCGCTGCACGCGAAATGGGGCGCCATGCGCCTCACCCTGCGGCACGACCACCCGTTCTGGCAGACGCATTTTCCGCCGAACGGCTGGGGCTGCCGCTGCCGCGTGGTCGCCGTCACTGGGCCGAAGAAAGGCGACGCCACCGCGCCGCCGGAAGGCTGGGACGACATCGACGAGAAGACCGGGGCGCCGGTCGGGATCGACAAGGGCTGGGGCTATGCGCCGGGCGCGAATGCACAGACCCCGCTCAAGGACATCATCGACCAAAAGCTGATCAATCTCGATGCGCCGATCGGGGCGGCGATGTGGGAGGCGTTACGGCCGGCGCTGGCAAAGGAGACCGCTGCCAGTTTCGGGGCCTGGGTGGATGCCGTTATTACCGCCGGTCGCAGCCGTGGGCAGCATGCCATCGCTGGCGCCATGACGCGCGCTGAGATCGACTATTACGCCAGGGCTATAGGCAGTATGCCGGTGAGCGCAGAAATCGCGGTCGAGGATAGGCTGCTCGTCGGCAAGAAGGCTGCCCGGCACGCGGCGGAAGGAAATGCGCTGACACCAGAGGAATGGAAGAGCCTGCCCGACGCGATGGAGAACGATCGCGCCGCCTATTTCGACAAGGTCGACAAGAAGATGATTTACCTGCTCCCATCGCTGGATGGAGATCGCTCGATCAAGCTGGCCGTGCAGGTGGATTTTATGATTGGCCACCCGAAAAAGGCGATCAATGCTGCGCGGGCCGGCTTCAAGGTAGACGTCAATGCGTTCCAGGACAAGAAGCGCTATGAAAGAGTGGAGTGATGGGGGGGTGGCCGGCCGTCCCACCATCCCCGCATGACGACCGAAGTCGCCCCGGTTGAACGGACGCCGAATTTCCGTTCGTCCCCCATCTACCGGTAGTATAGACGCCAAGGAGCGTAAACACCATGTGCCAGAACATCGACGACTTCAACCACGGCTGCTCGCCTGAGCCGTGACCGACACCATCACCATCCGCCTCGACGATACCGCCGTCCTCGCCCGGCTGGCGGAGATCGCCCGGCAGGTCGATGACATGACGCCGGCCATGCAAGGCATTGGCGAGGCGCTGGCGAAATCGACGAAGCAGCGCTTCGATACCAGCACCGCCCCCGACGGCGCTGCGTGGCAACGCCTGGCGGCATCGACCGTGCTCGGCCGCCTGGAACAGATCACCGGCGCCTTCGCCGCCTATTCGAACGTCAAGACCCGCAAGGAAGGCGTGCGCCGGGTCGGCGACAAGAAGGGCGCATTTCTCAAGGATGGCTCACTCTCGGCGAAATCGCGGCGCGCGCTGGAGGCGGTCAAGCCCCTGGTCGATACCGGCATCCTACAGGACTCGATCCACTACCAGGTGATCCCCGGCGGAAAGGGCGTCGAGATCGGCACTAACCGCTTCGCCGGAGAGTGGGAGGGCGGCGCCGCGGTGCACCAGTTCGGCAGCCGTGACGGTGATATTCCGGCGCGCCCATTTCTCGGAATATCAGCCAGCGATCGCAGTGAGGTTCTGGACATCCTAGACACCTTCCTGCGCCAGGCGATTGGCTGACTGAAACGGCTCTGCTGATGTTCCCCGCTTCGGTTTTTGGGTAGCCTAAAACGCTGTTTCTCGCCACAAACAACGGGCCGATTTTGGCCCGTTCCTTATTTTCGCTCTGCGCAAATAAATTTCACATTCGGTCCCGCCCAAAACCACCTTTTCCCGC